GTATTGTTCTTCGGCAGGTATTCTTTTGCTTCTCATGAGCACACCTCCATAACTTGAATAGAGTAAAATGCTCGCATCTATCATTTCTAGCAAGAAAAGATGAAGTAAAATGCTTGCATTCTCGTAAACGGTAGAGGTAAATGTCAAGAGTAAATGCGAAAAAAGTCAAAAATATTTTATAAGGCCCCGTTGAGGGCCTTTATTTCTTCCTGAAATACTTCCTCCGGGGTGTGCCAGTTGAACATTTTCCGGGGGTAGTCGTTCATCCAGCCTTCTATATAGTCGGCCCGCTCGTCCGTCATGTCCTCGAAGCTCGATCCCTTCGGAGCATGGCGGCGCACGAGCTTGTTCTGATTTTCGTTGCTGCCGCGTTCGTATGCGCTATACGGGTGGCAGTAGTATAACTTCGTCCTTTTCTCGCCTTCGCGAAGGCTACTCCGTTCCATTCCTTCGCAGTTCGCAAACTCCGATCCATTGTCTACCGTTATGCTCTTGAAAATTAGAGGGAAAAGCTCGCCGTATCTCTTTTCCAGAGCGTCCAGTTCGGCCACGACATTCTCCGCTTTCTTTGCTTCCATTCTCCGTGTGATTTCCCGGCGGCTGAGCCGCTCGGTTAATACGAGCAGCGTTGTGGTGCAGCCCTTGGCGCTTTCCACGCAGTCCATTTCCCAGTGGCCGAAGGTTTCCCGGCTATTGATTTCTTCCGGGCGTTTCTCTATGCTTTCGCCTTTTGGCGCTCTGGACTGGGCTTTTGTATGCCGGTATTCTCGTTTACGGCTTCCTTTTACCGGGAGATCTTTGTTTGTGATCCGGAGAAATACGCCTTTTTCTATGTAGCTGTAAAGTGTGTTTACCGAGATCGTAGTGTTGAATTTTAAGCCTTTCGCCTTAATCCTTCCCAGCACCGCCGCGGGGCTGTATTGCTCGTCAGCGATCTTGTGCTCGATATACTCGGCGAGCTTCCGATCCTTTCCCAGTTTCAGCTCCGGCCCCTTAGCTTTCAGGTTTTCCCGATACCGATCGTGTGCTATGTCCGGGCTGTATCGGATCTCAGTTGTCCAGTCGCTATTGCGGTGCTCATACTGTCCGCGCTTTTTCTCCCGGTATATGGTGGAGATATGGACGCCGAGATTTTCTGCAATCTCCTTCGCCCCTTTGCCGTCTTTAAGTTGCTGCTCCATACGAAGCCGATCCGTTTTGGTTAAATGTTTGAAACGTCGTGCCATTATATATCCCTCCGCATAAAAAAGAAGGGCGGCCATAGCCGCCCCTCCACTTGTTCCTTGGTGTTATTTTTCGTATTCCCTCAAAAGCTCCGCGGTTTCCTCGTCGGTTACAATGTCCGAGAGTTTACAGTTCAGAGCCTTGCAGATCCTTAGCAACGTGGAAAGCTGCGCCTTGCTTACGTCCCGGACTCCCTGCTCGTAGTTTTGGTAGACGCGGACGCCTACACCGGCCAGCTTTGCGAGCTGGGACTGGGAGAGTCCGGCGGCCTGCCTGCGTTCTTTGAGGTTATCGTTTCTCTTGTCGATCTTTACCGTGATTTCCATATCTGGCCTCCTTCTTGACTTGTCAGGTGGCGGTGGATATAATAAAGGCGGTGGGTGGGAATTTCCCACCGCCGGAGCTTTAGGACTGCTTGGGTTTCTTGTTTGGCTTTATGGTTATTGTGATCCGTTCCACCGCTTCACTTTCTAAAGCCTTTTTGAGAACTTCGAGCAGTTCTTTTGTTTGCTTTTCTTTATCGTCCACCGGTTTGCCTCCTTTCTGTGGTTTTGTTCCTCCTTTCTGATTACTCAGGCTTTCCCTTACCTTGTACCTTTATTATACATCTAAAGATGTATATAGTCAAGCTCATTTCCTCCGCTTTTCGCATTTTTTCACAAGAAAATAGGGCGGTTTCCCGCCCTCATTCTTCCACACTGAGTAGCTGCTCGATCGGTACGTCCAGCACCTCAGAGAAAAATATAAGTTCGTAGTCAGGGACTACTCGATCGCCGGTTTCTATCCTGCTGATCGCTTTCTGGTTCAAGTTTAGCCCGGCAAGCTGTATCTTTGCCGCGAGCTGCTCCTGGGAGAGTCCCGCAGCTTCACGCAGCGCCTTGATTTGAGGACCCGAAGCGTTACACCTGCCGTCTTTGTGCTTGTAAATTTTCACTTTTTCAGTGCCTCCTTCTTATGTCAAAGATAGGTAGAACGCATATTGACATTACCATGCTTCACCCGCTATAATTATCCCAAACATGACTAAAGGCGAAAAAACGCTAATTTCAAGCATGTGCAGGAGGTAAAATATTATGCGAAAAAAGGACGCAGATCAGAAGCAGGCAGAGGCCCCACGGGGCAAAAAGAAGTGGATCATTATTGCAGTTGTGGCGGTCGTTTTGATTGCGGCAGCAGTGGGAGGAAATACCGAAACGCAGCAGCCGCAGACTTCGGGAACGCAGGCCACCTCAGAGGCCCCGGAGTCTCAGGATCCGGTCACTGAGACAGTGAGCGAAACGGAGGCCGAAGCAGAGCCAGAGGCGAACACGAGCGCAAAAGTGGACGCGTTGGCCTTGGCTGCGAAGCAGGATGTTGAGGAAAACGGTGTTTCAGACACAAAACGGGACGAGGCCGTGGCTTTCATTGTAGAGCATTATCCTGATTTCTACACGGACAACGAAACAATGGAGCAGGCCATTTCATACGGTTACTGGCTTGAATATGCCTACGAGAGCGACGAGTCCGCGAGGGATTACGCGGAGCTTGGCATGGACTTAGAGCAGGCCGTCAAGTATGTTTACCGGGGAGCTGAGAGCGTGGAGGACGACGCCACGCAGGAAAACCTCAGCCAGATCCGGGAGTCACTCGAAGCTATCGGTCAGACCGTTGAATAATAGAAAAAGCACCCGGCAGGATCTCTCCCGCCGGGCTTTCTAATTGTGCGGGAGATTTCCCGCTTTTATTCTGCTTTTTCTTCGCTTTCTTCCGGTTTGCCTGCTGGTATCGCTTCGGCTGCGATCTGCTGCACTGCTGTGGTGGCGATCGTGCTTGCTACGCTTGCCGCCGTGGCTGCCGCTGCTGTGGCGGCCGCCTTTTCAACCTCCGGCGCTTTAATATCCCGGCATACCTGTTCGATCTTGGTGTCCAGCCATACGTCGAAGTCTCCGTAAATTTCGCCCAGAGCGGCCACGGTAGTGTCTCCGAGGATCTCCAGCACCTTGTCCCTTGCCTTCTGAAATGCTTCCAGTTGTTTCTCTTTTGTAAATGCCCCCTCTGCTTTCAGCGCGTCAACGAAGGTCTGGGCCGTGTATGTCACGGCCTGCTCTACGGCCGCTGTTGCCAGTTCGATGTACTTCGAGGCCGTCTCACTGTTCAGGTCTTTCTCGATCTGCTGAGTCTGGCGGCGCAGAAGTGCCACCAGATAGCCGCCGCCTGCTGTGATGAGCAGGCAAAGGATCGGTATAAGGGCGTCGGTGATCTGCTGCATGGTTTCTGTCATTTCTTCCTCCTTTTCGGCACGGAGGAAACGGGCAGGAGTCGCACCGCTCGTCGCAGCGCCGGATCCCGTCCCATTTCACAAGTGCCCGTATCCATAAAATTATCAAAGTTGCGAGAACGACGAAGGGGATCAGGTTAAAAACTCCCTCGATCATTTTGATACTTTGTCAGCGTCCACCCAGCCGTAAACCGTGGAGGCGCTGGTGGTGTGAATGATGTGGTAGGGGTGTTTTGCTCCCTTTTTGATAGCTGTCACTTTGGCCGGGCCTGCTTTTGGAGTGCCAGAGCTCGCAGAAGCGGTGGCGCTGACATAATGAGGCCCGCCCGCAAATTGAACAGTGTCTCCGACTGAGATCTCCGAGGAAGTCGAGGCCGTGCTGCCTCCGTTGGTCGTCACGAAAGCGTCGAAGCCCTTCGCTTTGAGCTTAGATACCTGAGCGTCAGCGTTTGCCTTCTTGGAATATGCTCCGGTCTGTACTTTGTAAAGGTTTCCGACTTTCTTTACGAGTACCTCGAAGCCAGCCGCTTTGAGTCTCGCCGCCTGAGCGTCGGCGTTTGCTTTCTGCGAGTATGCGCCACTCTGAACATAGTAAAGAACAGATCCGGATTCGGAGCTGCCGCCAGTGGATCCACCACTGGATCCAGAGCTGGCTCCCGTTCCCAGTAAGGCGTTGATCCTGTTGGCAAGCTCGCCATAGCGGGAATAGAGCCAGTCACCGGGGCAGCTCTTATTTGCAAACCACCGGTGCGCGGTCAGTACCATTTCGTTGCTTTTGGGCGTGTATGCGAGAGTTTTCTCTTTGCTACCCAGCCACAAAACCTTGTTTTTCCCGTTCCTCTTGCAGATGTCCGCGCAGAGCTCGATCAGCTTTTCGTAAACAGCCGAGTTCATAGCATAAGGATCTGTTTTGTCGCTGGCGCACTCGATCGTTACGGCCCGCTGGTCGTTGGAGTTGCTGGAGCTGCACCAGCTCCGGTTGCACTCGTCTACTACGAGGACGACGCGGCCGTCCTTGCCGATCCCGTAGTTACAGCTCGCTTCGCGCCCCGCCGGGAAGCAGGAGCCGATCCCTTCCGCTGTGAGCTGCCCCACAACGCAGTGGGGCGTCAGTGTGTCAATGCTGTGTGTACGTTTCCCGCTGTGGTTCGGGCTTTTTACGGTGCAGTTTACTAATGGACTATTGCTCATATTATTGCCTTCTTCTGAGGGCGTGGAAGCTGCGGCTTTCGCGTATTTGTCATAATACGTTTGCCCGTAGCTCGCCCGTTTGATTTTTACCGCTTCGGACTGATCGGCCGGTCTTTCAAAGTCGGTCAGCACCTTGTCACTTGCAGCCCTCACGCTGGTAGCTGTTTTTAAGGCTGCCAAAACAGAGGGGTAGCTTTCGCTCAGCTCTTTATACAAAAAGCCGAGCTGCGCCTCCAGATCCCCGATTGAAGCGCCGAGCGCCCTCACATAGTTGAGCAGCGCCTCCTTCCGGCTCCAGAACGTCCACTGTGCAACGCCGTAGCCTGCGGAGTCATGCACAAAGTTGGCATAGCTCCCAGAGTCTACGGCTGCGGTGTAGGCGGCGTCCGTAAAGCCGAGCTTTTTCTCGTAGGAGTTCTGGAGGTTCTGCGGGTTGAGCCCGCTCTCGGCGAACAGTTCCCCCATAAGGCCCGCCACGCCGAAGTCATTCTTGATCTTGCCTTTGAGGAAGTTCCACGCCTTTTCCTCGTTGTTTTTTCCTGTTAGTCCCATGAGTCCCTCCTTTTTTGCTAATAGGTTTCAAAGCTCGACGGCTCCGGCTTGACGCCGTTCAGAGCCATGAGCTTGATCTTGTTTTCTGCCTTTGCCTTGGTGTAATAGAAGCCGGTCGCTGAGGCCATTTCCGCAAATACCGCCGGGATCAGATAGGCCAGCACGGAGGTGTCCATGGTGATCCAGATCATGCGGCAGGAAAAGACGGTGATCGCTATGGTGGCGATACTTACGCCCAGAAAAATGAGCTTTGAAAACTCAACCTTCTTTTTTGCTGCAGCAGCGGCCTGCATTTGCTGGATCTGTTCCCGGAGCTTTTTGTTTTCTTCTGCCAGTTGACGAAGCTGTGGATCCGGAGCCTCCGGATCCACAACGACGTCTTGCTCGGTGCGTTCTTCGCACATGATTATCACCTCTTATTCGTAAATTGAATTGAGCCCCTGCTTCGCCAGAAAATCCTTTTGTGCGTGTTTGACCTTTGCGGCATATTCAAGGGCTGAGTGCATGTCTCCATTGCAGTGCGCGTCCGGGATCCGCTGCACCGCTCTGGCGGTTGCCTCTCCCAGCGCGATCGCAGCGTTCACGCCCTGAACGAGATAAAACTCCTGTTGCTGTCTGAGATTTTCGCGCTTTTCTTCGTCCTCGCGTCGGGCGGCTTCCTCAGCCTCTCGCTTTTTGTCCTGCTTTTTGATGTTTCTTTCAATGAGCCAGAAACAAAAGCCGGTAAGGGCTGAGGGTATGCTCGCAGCGATAACGATCGCTGTTATGTCCATAGGTTCACCTCCTTGGCCTCCGCGGCCGGTTCTTTTCGTTTGAAAACTATATTGTCCGTGATCCACTTCTGGAGCCCGTGTGTGGAACAGTGACTCAGCATACCGAAGTAACTTTGCATGGTAGCGTCTACGGCGTCGAAGTCGATCAGGCCCGCTTCGTATTCCTTGGCGATATACCGCATACGCGCCTTCATTTTCTTGACGCTCTGCTTTGTCGGCTTGCGGTAGCCGGGGAAGATCCGGCAGCCCACGAAGGTGATCCCGCGCTTTACGAGTCCGATCGTCGTCTTGCCGTTAAGTTCGAGGTGCAGCACATTGTTGAGGTAGTCCTCAATTTGCACCCGCCACCGGTTCAAGACTTTGGCGTCCGGGTGAAGCAGCACCATGTCGTCCATGTATCGCACATAAAAATGAGCTTTCAGCTCGTGCTTGATATACTGATCCAACTCATTAAGGCAGACATTCGCAAGCAGCTGGCTGGTGAGGTTCCCGATCGGCATACCTACCTCAAAGAGTCGCTCGGAAGGCGGCACCTCGTCGGCCGTTTTCCCCGGTGGCAGCCCGAAGGGCGTGTGGTCGCAGTTGATGATCGTCTCCATGAGCCAGAGAAATCCGTCTTCGTCCGGGTATTTGCGCCGCAAAATACCGAGTAAAACCTTATGGTCTACCCGGTAAAAATACTTTGAAATATCCAGTTTTAAGTAGTGCCAGCTCGGCCCCGACTTTCGGTCAACGAGAGATGCCCAGTATTGAAGCCGATCAGCCGCCCTTGTGGTGCCTTTTCCCACTCGGCAGCCGTAACTATGGTAGATCATGCCATTGTCGAGCTCTTTGTTTACTTGAAGATATATGGCCCACTGTACGACGCGATCCGGGAAACTCAGCGCCATAATGAGGCGGCGCTTTGGCTCCGAAACATAAAACTCCCGGTATCGGCCCACCTTGTAAGTGCGCCAGATCAGAGAGTTTTGTATTTCGATCAGGTTTTCCTCCAGCCTCGCAGAGAAGGCCAGCACGTCGCCGCGGTACCATTTCTCGCTCGCTGCTTCGTGGTATGCGTTCAGCAGATTTTCCCACGAGTATATACGTTCCAGAAGGGAAGGCTTTTCTGTTTCTTTGATAGCCGTCACTCCTTCCATGTTTTTATAAAAAGGCCCGCGTGTGGCACTCCTTGAAACGGCCGTTTCCCTACGGCCGCCACGCCGCAGGATCGCGGCCGCCCTTCACCCGCATAAAGCAGGAACGGCCAGCCTGCGCGGTTTGCCCGCCGCCCCCAGTAGTTCACCGGCGAGCTGCGCGAGCGTTCATCTTTGGCCTTGTCGGCCGGGAAATGTGTCCCTTTTGCCTTTGCGCTCCTGCAAAGCCGTGACTCGCAGGACATAAGCAAACAAGGCAAGAGTGGAGCGGAAGCCGATGTTCGTGTTGACGTTGGAGCGGGAGTTGTTGCCGTTGAGGTAGAACACGCCTGCGTTCGTGCCGTTGTTCCAGTTGCCCCCGCGATACACGCAGCGCCCCCTTTTATCGCGACACATTCCCCACGGGCGTTACTCGTTCGACTTTTTCCAGCCGCCCAGCATACGCCCGATTTCGTTCAGTTCCTTGCTCCATACCTCATGGAGCCCCGGAGAGATCAGGCGATCCTCCGGCGAAACTGCGGTATCTACGAGGGAGCGCAGCACGTCCAGCTTCGTGTCCATTTTGTTCTGGAGCTCCACCCGGCGTTGGCCTCTGGCCCGGTTCGCCTCAATGCAGAGCTCCAGCATGTCCATAAAAGCGGCGGTCATGTGCTTACGGTACTCGAATTTTTCCGGCTTTCGCATGTTATTGGTGCGTTCGCCCACCCGGATCATGGAGCGGACGATCCGCTGCCGGAGCTGTAGGTTGTCCATGTTGTTTCTCCTTACTGTGGTAAAGGGGCGGCTTTGGTGGGCTGCCCCTTAGCCAGATTTTCAGATTGCCAGATTACCGGATTTCCGGGATATAAGCGGAGCGGAAGCCGATGTCCGTGCCGACGGCGGAGCGGGAGCCGTCGCCGTCGAGGGAGAACACGCCTGCGTGCGCGCCGTTGCCCCAGTGGCCCCCGCGAACCACGCAGCGCTCGGCTACGCCGTTGTTCCACCAGAAATAGTCGCCTTCGTAGTCAGCTTCCTGAGCGCCTTCGTCCGGGAGAAGGGCGAGGGAGCGGAGCAGGATCTTGGCGGCGTTTCCGACTGCTGCCGCTGCGGTGACTTTTCCGAAGGCGCAGCTGCGGCTTGCGTCCTGAGAGCTTGCGACGGTCGTTGTCCACTGCCATGCACCGCTTACATAGTCCAGCTTCACGGTGCTGCCGGAGAGAGTCGCGGAGCTGTCGCCCACTTCACACTCAGGCTCTACGAGAGAGCCGTCGGCCGCATTGATAGCCTTCCAGCACACGCTGGTCGTGTTCTGCGGGTTGTCCGGATCCGCTGCGTCGTTGTTGGCAAGGATCTGGAGCTCGCCCCATACAAGACGGATGCCGCCCTGCCACTCCCACACGTTACCGTTCAGATCCCAGATACCGCTCAGAGTCTTGTCGTGGCTCCATGTAAGCGGGCCGGTGCCAGTTGCCACTCTGGCCGTGGTGCCTTCCGGCTGATCGCTGTCAGGGCCGTAGAAATACGTCGGGATCGCTTTGTAATTGCTCTCGCGGGTGTCTTTGCCGTAGTTGTTATTCCCGTAAGGCATGAAGCCGTTCTTTTTGCACCAGAGGGCGATCGCGGCCCACTCGGCGTTGGTGGAGAGGTGCCAGCCTGCGCCCTTTGCCTCGCAGCGGGAGCGGGCGGTGTCAAAGTTAATGTTTGCTGCCGGATCCTCGCCCGGCAGACTGTACGCTGCCGCGATACTGCCGTCGGTCAGCTGGGTGGTGTGTACGACATTCTGGTACTTGGAGTACCAAAAGCCGGGGATTTCCTGCCCGTTTACGATAAAAGCCGGGTGGGTGCTGTCGTTGCCGCCGGTCAGCACGTCGCTGTTCTTAAATTTCGGGATATACACCATAACGGACGGCAGATCCGCGTCGTCCACAAAAATTTCATTGTTCGGGCACACGCTTTTAAGTGCCAGACTGGAAAGATCAAAGTTTGCCATTGTCATGTCCTCCTTTTTGGTTTATTCAATGCTCCAGAGTACGAGAGTAACGTCGCCCATGTCGAGCGGGTTCTGTGCTCTCTGCACAGTGCTGTTCATGCCCTCGTCAGTGTCGGACATGGGCTCCACGCCTTCCTCCGGTTCGATCGGCGTCTCAGTGTAAGTGGCTGCCGGGATCATTACCTGCGCCACATAACGCAGCCCGGACTCGGTGCCGATCGTAAGGTTTCCGGCCTTGTCCTTGCAAATATCCACGGTCACGTCCCAGTCTTTCTGGTACTTTGCCGCGTTAATCATCAGCTCATAATCGCCGAAGATCAGGCAGGTGCCCGTCTGCTCATAGGCAATTTTCGGGCCCGCGTTCTTTTCAATAACCTTTACATTGTTCTGATCTGCCATGGTTACATTCCTCCTTTAATTCTCAGTTTGATAGTGGCGTTTTTGGCGCTGCCGTCATAGGCCACTTTGAAGCCATTCAGCAGGCGGCTGAAAATCTTCACGTCGCCGACATTCCCGTCATGCTCCAGCACTTCGGCCTCCACGGTGTAGTCCGTGAAGTTCCGGGCCGTATTTAGGGCCACGGTTTCCACCGAGTTGTTGAACGGGAAACTCTCGGAGTTTTCGAGTGTGATCGTCTGTTCTTCGGTGGCTACCTGATCGGCTGATAAGGAAGCGGAGATCAGGAGGATAGCAGTCGCCAGATGTGCGTCGGAAATACCTTCCTCCATGTTATTAAAGTGCCCGGCGCTCTGGTCTGTGCCTTCCTGAATGACTTCCTGACTTTCTTCGTCCACCACTCTGTCGAGCCAGTACGTTGCGTTATACATGCCTGTTTACCTCCTTCCTTTAGGCTGTTACTTCGTAGATCGGGATCGAGAGCTTAATCATGGTGCCCTGTCCCGCTACCTTGTTGATCGTGCGCTGCTGGTATGCAGCGACTTCCCCGCGGGTGTCAATCAGGCGCGAGGCGTCGATCGTGCAGGCCACGGAGTCCAGCGTCGGGAAGGTGGCTAAAATCACAAGCGTGTCGCCCTCTACGAGCTTTTTGTTAATCGCTCCCCTGTGCCAGCTGCCGCCGGTCTGTACTTCTACCGCGTGGATCGAGCGGAGCCACTGATCCCTCCGGTGTCCCATGAAGGTGTCGTAAAAGTAGCTCATGCGGGTGTCCTCCTTTCGATTTATTCACCGCAGCACCGCGTCCCGCACTTCACGAAGCTGTATGCCACGCTGGAGACTTGCAGCGCTGTAGCTGCTTTGTTGGTCGCGGCCGCGCCTATAGTGCCGCCGCCCGGCATGGTGCCGCATTTCTGCGTTCCAGCCTTTATGAGTTGGTACAGTGAAAAAGCCGCCGCCAGATTGACGCCGACTGTGTGCTGCAGCACGCCTCCCAGAGTTCCGGGCCTTGGATATGTGCCGCAAATTTGCCCGGATGTTTTAGGCAGCTCGTAGGCCAGAGCCTCGTCTGCCTGTTCCACCTTAACTTCCTGCCTGAGCACTCGCCCCAGTGTGGCGGTGTTTGGGTAGGTTCCAGCTTCGCGGGCGAAGTCGTAGCGGATCGCCTGAGTTTCTGCTCCGGCAGCGATCCCGCTTTTCACTACTGCGCCCAGTGTCCCCGGCCGTGGGTATGTGCCGCATGTCAGCTCCCCGGCTTTTGCGAAGCCATAAAGGTGCAGCGTTTCCTCCGGATCCGTTTCAATGCTAGGCTTTGCGATAAAGCCGACGGTTGCGATCCGTGGACGGGTACCGCACTTCACGAAGTTGTACCGGTGCAGCGAAGTGTCCAGCCGGTACTCAATGCCCGGATCCGGCCCTTGCTGCCAGTAATAGAAAACGCCCGCAAGGTGCGAGCGTGCATTTTTCGCAGCCTTCACGGCCTCCACAAACTTTTCAAAGTTCTGGGCGTCCGTGTTGGTGTTCGTTGTCAGCGCCACGAAGGTGTAGGGGGAGTCGTACATTTCGTACCACTCCATGACATAACCCTCGCCGAAGTAAGCAGAGATCAGGCGTTCGACGGCCCATTTTGTCCCGCGCTTGCGTTTGATCTGCTGGGCGAGCTTGATCGTCTCCCTTTTTTCTTCCAGACTCATGCCGGTGGAGTCGTACCAGTCAATGTCCAGCTCCCACGCCAGCTCGTCACACTCCGGCTCGTTGAGGTTGTTGATCTCGTCCCATGTCCGGATCGTCGGGATCCTGCTGCCGGGTGGCTGTATGAGCTTATTCATGGCCTTGCTGAGTGCGATCGCTGCCTCGTCGTCGCGCATGAAGGCGGGCAGGAGCCGCACAAAATCGAGATCTGATATTTTCATTCCTGCCATAGCCTCGCCTCCTTAGTCCTTTACTTTGTGGGAAACGGTCAGCTTCCCGGAAAACTCGGCCACGGTGGTGCTTGGCAGTTCGGTGTATACCGGTTTTATGATGTTCACCCGCGTGGCTCCGGTCAGCCCTTCCTCCCAGTGCGGGCAGAGGATCAGCTTCCGCAGATAGTCCGGGTTTATGTCTTGGTCGAGGCTGGAGCCTTGCCAGTAGATATACTGGTCGATTGCCCCGCCGGATCCTTCCACATTCTCCACGACTTCGGACTCGTTCGCCTTGGTCGTCCAGTATTCCAGTTCAATGTCGTACTGATACGTCGTCGGAGCCTCCACCTGCACCAGATCCGTGAGCGGCCTCACGTCGTCAGCGGAGCAGGCCGCCAGCACGTCGGCCAGTATATCCGCGTCGGGGATTTCTCCACCGGCGCATATAGGCACGATCTTGACGCGCCCGTACATGTTCCGGGTGATCTCGATCTTTACAGTTTCCGCTTCGGCCAGAGCCCCGGAGAGCGTCAGCGTCAGTAGTTCGTCGCTATATGTGGCGGTGTAGTCCGTTTGAGGCGCGGCCTCCGCTCCGCTTGGCAGATACACGGTTAAGGTTTCCGGCAGGAGGTTGGCACCGCCTTGGAAGGCGTGGCTGTCATATACCGGTAGCGTGCGTGTGACGGTTTCCGTCTCAGACTCCACCACCGCGTCAGTAACGAGCGGGTTTGCGGTCATGGCCCAGTATTTGTAGGCTTTGGCCGGGCCCGCTGTGCTGAGCCGGTTCTCTGCCTCCCGGATCCTTTCCCGGTACGCCTCGTCGTCCTCGCGGTCGCCGCCTCCCGCCGTGGCTTCCGTGTTGGTTACATAGTCGATCAGGGGAACGTCGGAGACGTCCACAATCTGAGAGATCTCGCCGATCGCTATGTCGTTGTAGTCGGTGCCTCCGCTTTCTGCTGTGGCCGATACCTCCACATAGAGGCTACCGGCATAGAGCACGACGGTGGCGTCGGTCAGGAAATAGTGAACGAAGTCATTCGTCACCCGGATCCCGGCCGGTATAACAATATTCGACGCTATGGCCTCGTTTATCCCGAAGCGCAGCGTCGTGGTGGCGAAGGTAGGATCGAGGCGTGGCGTGTCCCGGTTTTCGCCCAGAGCGTCCAGCACGGATCCGCGAGCGTAGCGGAGCATTTTCTGCTTGCAGGCGTCGTTGACGCTGTTATATACGGCCACGATCACCTCGGCCATGGCGTCGCCGAAGATCCGGCGCTCGTCGCCCGGATAGAGCGGATCGTTGACTCCGTTCTCCAGCTCGCTGATAACAGTTTCATGCACCTGCTGGGCGCTTGTTTCGATAAATTGGAGCTCGCTCATTCGATTTCCTCATCCTCCCTTCTTTCCGTGATATTCACGGTCATGCTAAAATCCCCGGATAATACGCCGGTAGGATCTGTGACGATTTCCTCAGCGTTCACCCGTGGTTCGTAGGTTTCGAGTACCCACTCGGCGTCGGCCGCTGCCGCGTCGGTGGCGTTTGGCTGGTCGATCAGAGCGCCGTCTCGGCCCCTGAGTCTGTCGTATGCTACTTCGCCCCGCACGGTTCGCAGCAGGTTGGCCGCGCACACCTGCGGGAGCCCGTTTCCTTGTACTCTCATGGCCTCCCTCCTTTACACGAGCGTGACTTCGCTCAGATATACCCAGCTGTTGATCCCGTCCGGGTGGCCGAGCAGCACCTTGTTTTGGCTTTCTTTGATCTGGCTTACCTTGTGGCTGCGTTCTTTTACCCAGTTCGGGATCGTTTGGCCGGTTGCGTACCTGCTCCCGGTCGGTTTAACATAGCAGCCGACGGTGATCGTCTTTTTCGGTGCTGCCTGCACCTGCGTGTTTGCTGGTTTGTTCTGGGATTTCGACGCCGTGCTGGCCTTCACATTCAGAGCGGTGGTGCTGACCGGCACGCTTGTGGTGTCGGGATCGTACTCCTTAAACTCAAAAGACAGCGTCGCCAGCCTCATGCGTCCGAGGTCGTCGATCTCGACATTGCTCACAGATACCTTGCGGAGCTGGAGCTTCGGCCCCAGCTTCTTGCCGCCCAGATAAAAATAATTTACTTTTGTGACAAGCTCTTTCCAGCTTTCGATCTCTGCCCGGACGTCCACACCTGCGCCGCTGTGCAGCACGGTGGTGAAGCTGAGCGGGAATAGATCCGTGCCTCGCTCGTTGGTGGTTTTCTTTTCCTCGGTGCTGGTGTTGTTGTCAGCTACCTGAGAATAGGAAAAGGCCAGCCCCTCCAGAGCGACGACTTTTTTCTGAGATACGGCCCATGTTTTTGAGCCCCATTTTGCCATTGTCGCCATATTGGCCCCTCCTTATGTTGGCCTGCCGGTGGTGCCGCTGCCGGGTTCTACGCCTCCATGCCTGTGCCCGGATAAGCTCACGCCGCTGGCGTTTACGTCTCCTTCCGGCACGGATATGGATCCGGCCGTCAGTCCGGGAAGGTAAGCGCCCCACTCGCCGTCGGCCCGGCCGAGCAGCAGCCCGCTGGCGTCGTCAAATTCGACATATACCACCGGCGTGCCTTTCGTGAGGTTTCCCGTGCTGCCTCTGAGGTGCCACGGGATCACGATCTTAGCGGTCGGTTTAGCCCCGGCGTCGGAGGGGAGCACGCGGGCGGTGTTGCCCTCTATCCCGGCGATTGTTCCCTTGTAGATATTCCCCATTTAGTAGCCCTCCAGCAGATCCCTGAAATAGATCGTTGACTTGTTTCCTACGAAGTCATGCCGGACTTTGTACACAAAGACGGTGCCGTCCCACATGCTTGCCTTCGTTGTTTTCAGAGTCAGCAGGCTGGCGGCTGCGTACCCGGTCATTAAAGCCTTGGAAAACTGCCCCGTGCGTCCGTATTTGTTGGCATTTCGGAGCAGGCCCTTGGCGAAACGGGCCGCCTCTGCGTTGCTGGTGACTTGGATCGGGCTCTCCGGCCGCAGTACGGCGCTGTTTGAAGCGTCAGCCACATATTTGCCGGAGTAGCTCCCGCTTGCCACCTCGCAGGATCCGAACATGGTGTCGTGGTTGTCCTCGTAGGTAAAGACGCCGTTTTCGTCCACCGTGAGGCTGCCCGCTGGTTCCTGCTGCTCAATATAGTGCTCGTTATATGCGAGCAGAGAGCCGTCAAAAATAAGCATTTGACAGCCCTCCAGCATACAAAGACGAGAAAAGAGAGCAAAGTCTCCCTCGTTGTTTTGCCTGATATACGGGTAAACTTGATCTTCGCACCCGTAGTTTTTAAAGGTGAGGCCGTGGTTCCCGGCAAATTCATTTGCCAGTTGAAGGAAACGCACGCCCTCCCAGCTCTTTGATTTCCGGATCTTTGCCGTTTTCGGCATGGACATGGCCCGGATCGTAAAAAGCCCGTTTTCCGGTTTCATGGAGTGTATGAACATTTTCCCGGTGTCGCTTGCGCCTTCCTTGAAGCGCACCGTGTCACCGGCTGCCGGTTGCCATTTGCTCCATATTCCCTTGGTGTCATTGAAACGGATCACGAGCGTGTCGGCCTGCTTTTCCGCGAACATTTCATGCACGCAGTAGTTCACCGACACGTCGTTGTATATATCCGTCCCGTTGTAGTAGAAATTCACGAAGCGTCCAGCTCCGGGATTTCTTCGCCCCGACGCCACGGCGGCAGAGTTTCCGGCGTCTCTGCGTTCTCGACGATCGGCAGCCGGAGGGCCACGTTCGCCTCGAAGATCAGAACGTCCGCATAGTCGGGGTTAAATTCAATAATGTAGTGGGCGAGGGTTTCCTCGTTATACATTTGCAGCGCGAGAGAGTCGAAGGTGTCGCCCTCCCGCGTGACGTATTCCAGATAGCCCGTTACCCTACGCATAAAGCGCCACCTCCCTTGCCTGAATAAATTCCTCCAGCCAGTCGAAAAACTCTGCCTCGTGCGCTTTGAGGCGGGCCATGAAGTCGTCGGCGTCCTCGCTGGATCCTTCCGTCTGGATCTGTGGGCTCCATGTGAAGCCGGAAAAATCGTAGTAAATGACGGTGCTCGTGTTGTTGGCGAGGCTCCCCAGAGAGAAGTCGTCCAGAGCGAGCAGCTTTCCGGCTGTGTTCGTGAGTCCTGCGCCAGAGGTTCCTCCAGTTGTGCTGGAGGCGTTGAAAACCTCGTGAATCAATGTGCCTAATTTGTCCCATAGCATTTTTAAAGGAAGAACGGCCTCAGCCCCAGCCTCGCCACCTGCGAGAAGATTGTTTCCAGAAGCTCCGAAAATGGTCGGCTTTGTTAATATACCGCCTTCCTTATACCACTCGATCCCAAAATGCGGAACACTTGGGGGAGTAAGTGAAAAACTCCCGCTTATGCTGATATGTGGAAGTTTTAGCTTCGGCAGGCTCCATGAAAAATTAAAAGCGCTTTTTATTGCGTTAATTGCAGAGCTGACCGCATTTTTCGCGGCGTTTATTTTGCCGCTGATCGCACTCTGAATACTGTTAAAAATATTTTGTACTGTACTGAGCGCCCCGTTCAGCGCCGAGCTGATAGCTGACCGTATTCCGTTAAAAACGCTCGTGACGGTGTTCTTTGCAGAGTTTACGGCGTTGCTGATTGTGTTCTTTATCGTGTTCCACATTCCTGTCGTTACTGAGCTGATCGCGCTCCACACTGAGCTCGCAACGCTTTGGATCGCCGACGATACAGTGCTAAAAACTGATTGAGCAGCTTGGATTTTGCTGGTTATGGCTGTTTTAATGCCTTCCCAGATTGTTGATGCTGTCGTTCTGATCGTTCCCCATATACTACTGGCCGCTGTGCTTATAGCCGTCGTTATGGCGGTAAATGCCATTCGTGCAGCCTCCATTTTACTGCTGATCCATCCAGCGATCGCGTTCAGATCACCGGAGATTGTGGTTTTTATCCCCTCCCATATCGGTATAATAAAGTCTTTACAGTTTTGCCATATCATCTGGAATGGCAGCGTGATGATTTGGAAAGCAGCGGTAAGGATTTCGCCGATCGCCATTACACCTACCTGCACAACATTTTTAATAGTTTCCCATACTCCTGACAAAAAAGAAGTAATGGCGTTCCAGATATTTGAAAAAATATTCTGAATACCGGTCAGGGTGTTGCTTATAAACGAGGTGAGCCCCGTCCATATTCCCACAAAGAAGTCGCGGATATTTCCCCAGACAGTTTCCCAGTTAGTGCCAAACCACCCTAAAACGGTGTCGGCTATTCCCCGGATCACGTTAATGGCGTTTGTGAATGTGTTTACTATAAACTCCCATATTGCCCCAAACACTTCCTGCACGCCCGTCCATACCATTTCCCAGTCGCCCGTAAAGATCCCGGCGAAAATGTCAAATAGTCCGAGAATGACATCAAGGACAACGCTCAAAGTGTTGGAAATTTGCTGAAATACTCCCTCAAATACCGGAGCCAGAAGGTTACAGAAACCGTTCCAGATCGCACCTACCACTTCGCTAAAGTTTTCAAAGTCAAAACCTAAAGCGTTTAATCGGTCAACAATCCCTTGTCCAAATTCATTAAATTTGTCTTGTACGCCCTCCCATATTCCGGTGATTTTTGTGCGAAACTCTTCGTTTGTTTTCCACAAGTGCGTAAATGCTGCGGCGAGAGCTGCCACAATGGCAATCACAGCTAAAACAGGCGCGGAAATCCCGCCTATAGCAGTAAGCAATCCGGTAATGGCTCCTTTAACCTGCCCTATTTTTGCGACTATTGATCCCCATTGCATAGCTACAATGATTGCGCCGATCGTGGAGAGTGCGATCCCTACCTCTGGCAAGTGAGAGAGCAGCCAGTCCACCGCTGGGCCTACATTTGAATTTACGAAGTTGACCGCGTTTTTCATTGCCGGTGTGAGTTTTTCAGCAATAGGTTGGACAACTTCGGACTTGATTGTGCGTCCCAGTTGTGAGAGCGAGCTCTCCAGCGTATCATAGGCGGCGCTGTCCAACTGTGCCATGGCGTCCGAAGTGCTCTGGATCGCGCCCTGTGTGTCCATAAGGGACGCCACGGTGTCAACGCCCAGATCCTCCCACATAGTACCGAACAGGCCGACGCCTGCCTGATATTGCAGCGTTGCGTCGTCGCACTCTTGTAGGGCCTCCATAACGTCGCCGATCGCAGCCTGAGCCTCCGGCCCGCCCTTGTTGAATTGAGCGATTACTTCCTCGGTATTAAGGCCGAGCTGTTCGAGGTACTCGTTTGCTGTGCCGTCGCTCATTCGTATATTAAACTCCTTTACGGCGTCCCCCAGCTTATCAATGCTCCATGTTCCAGTCTCGGCCCCGTTTGCCAGCATGTTGAACATGTCGTCGGCAGAATATCCGGCGTTCCGAAACTGGACGCTGTACTCGTTGATCGTGTCCAGAAGGTCGTCGTTTTGGTTCAGCCCTTTTTGTGCCCCTTGCACGATAAGGTTAAACGCTTCCTCTGCGCTTATGCCAAACTGATCCGTGAGGCTGTTCGCAGCCCTTAGACTTTCCACTACGTCGAAGCCGAACACGTCCTCCAGCGCGATCGCGTTTTTGGTTATCTGGGCCAGTGAAGCCTTGTCCAGATTGTCGGTCATTTGAATGACGGTGGAGAGCTTTTCCGAGACGTCGCCGAGGCTGTCGCCATAATTGGAGTTGTAAACCTCGTACATGACGTCCTCGAAGCCTTCGAGCTCCTGAGCGGTGGCCCCGGTTCTGGCGCTCAACATAGCAAGTGAGGTGTCTCCCTCCGTTGCCAGTTCTTTGAAGGCGTCCACTGCCTTGTTGATCCCCTCGGTCACGAGATTGGCGAGGACATTTTTCATAACGGTGTAGCCTTCGCTGGAGCTTTCCGCGTCCTGCCCGGCGTCCTCCAGAGAGTTTCCCAGCTGATCCGCCGCTTGCTCGGCGGCGTTTAGCCTCTGCCGGTTCTCGTTCAGGTCGCCGGAAAGTTGGCTGATCTGGCTTGCCAGTTGCCGCGCTTCGGTTGAGTTTTCTCCCTGTTCAAGTGCTACATTGGCATAAGAACGGCGCAGCGTTTCAAGCTCCGCCTCTTGCTCACTGATCTGTTTTTGCAGCCTGCTGTATGCGTCGGCGGTTTCCTGCTGTCCTCCCGCGAGCTTTTGAGCTGCCTCGTGGGCTGCTTCGAGCGAGTCCCTGTTTTCATTTAGTTCGGCAGATAGGTCTTGGATCGTATCTGCGAGCTTTACGGCCTCGTCGGTACTTTCGGATCCACTCACAATATAATCTTCATACCCGCGCTGGAGATTTTTCAGGACAGACTCCTGCGTGCTGATTTCGGCCGCCAGTTTAGCGGCGGCTCCGGCAGACTCCAGTGTCTCCTGACTCATTTCTTCGAGGCGATCAACGGCCTGCTTTATGGCCTGCTGTAAAGACGGGCTGAGGGAACCGGCGATTTCGATCGTAGATTGTAAGGTCTTGCCCACCATGTCCTCACCTCCGTTTCCTTACATGTTTGGGCTTGAAATTCGGCCGGTTCTTCTCCATGCGTTTTCTTTCTTCCGCGAGATCCTCGGCCGCTTCTGCGTATTCAAGAATAAAGTCCGTTACTCGCTTTTTTTCGAGGTCGGACGTGCTGGTGTGGTAGACTCTGGCGTAGTCTCGGTAGGCTCGCCGGAGTCGCTTTCCGTTTGTGCTTTCTCCTCCGACGTGAGCATAAAATTTCGACCGATCCCCATAACCTCTACAACGTCATGCCCCTTCATTCTTTCAAGATCCGAAAAATCGTAGGAAGGATTTACGGCTACAATGGCAGCGAAGCCGAGGTAAAGGTGGAGGCTGAAATCAAATTCAGCCGCCGGGGCAATAGAGAAGTCTTTCCTTCCGGCTGCAGCTTTTCGTTTTGACTCAGCCGTAGCAAAAAGGATCCCGTCGATTTCGTTGGAGTCGTAGGTCACTTCGGTGATTTCTTTACCGTTAATCAGGATCGGATTTTTTAAGTGCAGCGTTCCTTTGATCGGGTTCTTGGTTACTTCGTTCATCCTGTTAAACTCCTTTCAAAAAATAAGCCCGCCAGAGAAAAGTCCGGCGGGCCGTTAATTCAGATATTCATACTTAGAGCAGGTTGTTGATCGTGCTCATGTAGTCCTTGCCATTCACGCGGAGGATCTGGCTCAGTCTGTCCACGCACATATACTCCGCGCCGTTTGCGTAGATCTGCATACGGGTGACAGTGTAAGTGCCTTCCGCTTCGGTTGCGGATCCGATCTCAACGCCCAGCTCCGGGAGCGCCGCGGGCATAACACGGACAAAAGCCTTGCAGCCCTCAGTCCCCTGAGTGCCGTCAGACTTGACGACGTTCTGCACCCAGCGAAACTCAAGGTTTTGCTTTTCCAGACGCCCCAGACGGCTGAGTCCCATGTCCACGCCGATCTTGGTGATCGTGAGCTCCATATTTTCCAGAAGGCCCACGAGCGGCACGGTCATGTTACCCATAGCCATGACGTCAGCGGTCATAAATTCAAGGCCCGGAAGGGTGAAGGACACGTCCTTAGCCACCAGCGTGCCGTCAGCGTAGACGGTATCAGCCACCACCGGCCCCTTAATATCCAGCCATTTTCCCATTTTTCTGCACCTCCTTATTCAGACTCAAAGAAGGACTGAAAGCCTTCATCAGTATAGCACACGCGAACAGTCCCAGATTTGAACGGCGGCGTAGGCGTTGCGGAAATATCCCACACGAAGTCTCCGTTCATCATGTCGCTGGTCGGGTTCGCGCTCTCCAAAAACTCCACCGTAGGCGTGCCGATCAGAGCGCCGATCCCCAGAAGGGTGTCGAGCTTCTGCTTCTCAAAGTTCAGGATCGTGTCCTTGTCCTGCGGAGTCATGGGGGAGTCGATCTCCGTTCCGTGATCCAGCTGGAAGCTGTTAGTGATGTGCATAAGCATACGGATGTTGTTGTCGAAGATTGCGCGGGCGTCCATGCTGCCATTGTAGGTGTAGGCCGCTGTGTGCGGGCCCCAGAGCACCCACTGACCGGCCCAGAAGCAGGCCGTTGTAATGCCTTTCTCGTTCAGGCTGTTGGCGGTCTGCTGATCGAAGCCGCGGCTCTTGGAGTCTGCCCCAAAATACTGAGCCGTTGCCATGATCGCCTTATTGGACGGAGACTCGAAGGGCACGCCGTCGTTCTCCAGATCCACACGCAGCATGGTAGCACTTCCCACGGTGGAGAGGTGGAACACGCGGCCGCTGCCGTCTTTCACCTGCGGCCAGTACACTTTGCTGCGCTCGCTGTTGTAGCCGTTTTCCTCGGCCCACTGCTGAGCCTTCGCGATCGTGTCGATTTTCTGACTCTGGCTGTCCACCAGAGGAATGTCTGCATTGACGAAGCCGTCCCAGTGGCCGTTGAGCTTCTGGACAGTGCTCACCATAGCCTTGTAAACTTCCGGGATATGACTCCAGCCGGGTGCCGCCAGAATATTGAGGACGGCATTGTGGTACTGATAGAGCAGAGACATGGCGTGCAGTCCGGTGTACTGGCCGTCTGCGGTTTCCTGCCCGATAATATCGTCAGACTCTACCGCTGAGGCGTCCACGGTGTTGTAGGTACACTCCAGACTGTCGGACTCCAGATCTTTGAGCAGCTGCACCACGACGGTGCCCTTTGTAAAGTTGTAGCTGAGGGAATAGTCCACTCCTTCTGCCTTATCGGCGATCGCGAAGGTGTCCAGAATAATGTCGGAGCTTTCAAATTCCGTCCGGTTATTCTTGAAGGTCAGCGTTTTGGTGGTTTTCTCTGCGTCTTTGTGTGCGTCCGGATCGAGGACGTTCACGACGTAGATCGGGCCCACATTCCCAACGGTATTGTCAAAATGCTGGGCGAAGGCTTCGCAGAGTGTGAAGTCGGCCCAGTTCTGTGCATAGCCGAGCTTGCTCTGGGCGTCGCCCATGTCGGTGAGCTTGATCGGCATGTTGACGAGATCCATGTCGGCATAGCCCCGGATCAGGTTCACCGGTGCGGTGCCGATATAGGCGGCTACGACGTCGGCCTGCGTGGTACTTGCCACTTTGCTGTCGCCGATTTCGCCGTAGGCTCCATGTTTATAAGCCATAGTTTTGCCTCCTTATCATAAAAAATTTTCGTATTGTTTCGGGGTTGCGGCGGTTACGCCCGCCTCCAGCGTGAAGGTGATCCAGTTATGCCAGTACGGGTAATAGTCCCAGATGTTCCCTTCCTCGGTAAAAAGTCCATACTTGATCCCTTGCTCTTTCACGAGCCGGTGGCCTGCGATATATTCCGCGTTTTCGATTTCCCGCAGCACCAGATCGGCGAAGTTGAACGAGTCCCTCCAGCCGTTCATGTTGCGGGTGTATGTCTTTGCAGCCTCCCCCGTGGCGCGGTAGTAAGAGTACCCGCCGAGTGCTGCGCTGTTCGGGCGAGGGCGGTATATTTCCCCGCCATGTTCTCCGGGGTTCCAGCAGGCAAGGCAGAGCCGAAACTGGAGCCGACGCTGCCGCTTTATGAGGTCGTCGCTCCCCTCCATAAGCTGAGCGCATACCGAAGGGATCGGAGCCGGTACATTCGGCGGCAGTCTGTCCTTTCCCGGAGTGTACAGAGGGAAGGCGGACGGGTTTACAAACTCGACGTCGTAGCCGGTGTCGTTCCGGTAGTCGTCCGGGAGTTTGAGCTGGATCTGGCTGCATACATTTTCCACGAGCCAGTTCACCAGATTGTCGATACTTTCAACAAGTAACATGGCGCACCTCCTTAACCGGTTCTGTTCTGGCGTAGAGCTACCTCAATGAGTCCCATGTCGGTGCCTGAGTTTGTCACGATCATTTCCCGGCCGTCTACGTTCAGGAGCCTGCCGGGTTCCATGTCTGCCGGAAAATCTGCCTGCTTTCCCATGAGCAGCATGTCGGCCTTGACGAGTCCGAGGATCTGCCCCTGTTTGAGCTTAACGAGCTGATCGTTGTCCACCACGACGGGGATCTGTTTACCCTCGACGCGGCGAAGCTCTGCAAACTCATCCAGATTGAGGAATACCGTGTCGAGATCCTGCTGGCTCTGCTCTTTGAAGGTCACGGGTTAGTCCTCCGGATCTTTGTCGGCCTTCGCCTTTGCTTCCTCGATCATGGCGATTACTTCCTTTTTGCTCCGGATCTTGCTGGCGTCTACGCCATACGCTGCAGCGGCTTCCCGGAGCTCTGTCATTTTCATTTTGCTGTATGCCGGATCCTCGTCCGGCTCCTGCACATATACCGCGACGCCAGCAGCTACCAGCTCAGCCTCGCGGGCGTCGGTAAGCGAGAACGGAGCCGAGCGGCTTGTCATAGCCTCAACGACTCCGTTCACTTTCAGGCCATAAGTGCCTTTTATCATTTTTATCATTGCCGCCTCCTTACTCCGGATCCACGACGTCCAGATCTGGCGGCAGCTCGTCGTCCTCAGCGCTTGCCTCTACTTCCTCGGCTGTGATCGCGGCGATATAGTCAGCTTTTTTCTTGCCTTTGACTTCCACGCCCATGTCGGCTGCGAGCTTTTTCAGCTCGTTATAGTCCCAGCCCTCCAGATCCTCGGCGCTGAGGTGTCCCTTCACTGTCTGCTCCGGTTCCTCGGCCTGATCCTGATCGACGCCTTCCTGCTGTGCGGGTTTTGCAGTGGATCCGACATAGACGGCCACACCCAGACGAACAAGGCGGTCGGCCTGTTCGTCGCTGCACTCAAAGGCCCCGTTTTCCGGGGTTTTAAGTGCGTGGCGCTTCACGCCGTTAGCGTCGGTGTAGCAGATCCCGCAGCCTCCGTGGGTTACTTTGATTTTCTTCATGCTGCGCTCCTTTCTGCCGTGCTTAGTCTGTCACGACTTTTGCTGTAATGAACGGGTTCTCGTTGTTCGGCATACAGAGAGGCGCGGATTTCAGCGTTACCTCGCGGACGTCGTGCGTGGCGTCGCTGAGATACTTCGGCACATTCATGCCGGTGTAAGTGTGAAACTCGCCGTCGGCCTGCTCCACCTGAGTGATCGCGCCGTACACCGTGCGGCCTGCGGCCGGAGCGCCTACTGCAATAGTTCCCGCCGGGATATAAGGCGTTACGGTTCCGTCTACTTCGGTGTAGTTGTCCTCATAGCAGAGCACATCAACCATGTGCCCCTTGATATTCAGGCGGCAGATCTTCGTCGCGCCAGCCGGAAGGGTTTCAGGATCCACGCCTCCGATCTGGTAGTTGCGGTTATCGAGCAACTTCAGGATCCACTCGTTGCTCAGGATAATGTCGGCCACGTCAGGAGCCACCAGCACGTCCGTTGCCGGGAGCCCGCGAGTGGTCAGCATGGAGATCATGGACGCCATGTCGCTGATCATCTGCTTTCCGGACGCCTCGGTCGTCGTCCAGTCAGCGGAAGGGGTATAGATCGCCGGGTTGCTGTCACCGTCGAAGTAGCGCACCTCCCGTTCCTCGAAGTGCTCGAAGTCGTCCACATACTCGTCCATAGTGCAGGCGTTTGTAAAGATTACCTGCGCCGCCATAGCTTCTTTGCGTCGTGCGTTCATGCCGCGCAGTTCGTCCAGATCGCCCAGCATAATGACGCCCTGTCTCTGCTGAGGGGTAAGGGTAGGGTAGAGAGCCTCTCCAAAGCCGCGCTTTCTCAGGTCGTCAATGGTAAGGGGACGCTTCGGCGCGATATAGGACGGAGTGAAGCGTCTCATGGTGTAGCCGTCACGCAGGATCGTGATCCCGCCTTTTCTGGGTGCCACGAACGGGGCCGCCTTTTTGTGTCCCTTCTTGTATTCCACCAGCACGTCGTTGGTGGCGAAAATGTCGGTCGCCGCATTGGTCGGGAAATACCGATCCAGAAGGAACGTGTGCAGAGGCGGGAGCTGCTGGACGGAAGCCAGCAGTGTGTGAGTATCATAAAAATTAAAAGCCATTTGTCTGTCCTCCTTCTTAAATTTCTACCGCGTCAGAGATTAGGATCCCCACGCCGCGCAGTGCTTCCTTGTCTGCTGCGCTGAAAGTGTGCTCAGCGTCCATAATAAGGGCGTTGCTGTTAAAGTGGCCGGTGCGGTACGCTACCGCTGTTTCGTCGTTAGCGGTTCCCACGGTGACGTCCTCGGCCAGCACGCAGTTAGCCGTCAGTGTCTCGTTGGAGACTGCCTCCGTGCCGAGAATTACATACTTGCCGTCTCCGGCAGTTCCTTCGGACAGGGCCAGCACGGTGCCGCGCTTGTAGGTTGTCTCAGCGGATCCCTTGCGGATCACAACGGAAAACGGCTCAGCCGGAGGATATAAGCCGTTAATCAGGTTATCATAGCCGACGGTGCCGAGAGTTTCGTCGAGTCTCTTACTCATTTCTGTGTACCTCCTTTGCTTGCGTTATAGGCGTTTACTACCGCCTGAATGTCTGCCGCGTCCTGTTCTTCCTTGGTGGCAGGAGTGCCACCGTTCGGAGCCGCGCCTACTTTGGCGGTGCCGGACGCTGCGCCGTCTGCCGTGTAGTTTGCGAGAAACTGCTGGCCGGACGCCGCACTCTGCTGCATAACACGGAAACAAAGCTCCTGAGCAGTGCAAGGTTTGTCCCCGTACTTGGCGTCATGGACAAGCTGCTGATCCGGGATAGAGGCAGCGATTGAGTCAATGTCTGCGAGACGCTGGCGCTCTGCGGATACGGCGTCAGTGGTCTGAGTCTGGGCTGCGTTTCGGGCTTCCTGCTCGATCTGGCTCACCAGCTCCGGCTCCTGTGCCCTTAATTCTTCGAGTGTCATGTGGTTTTTACCTCCTTCTGTTTTTGTTGCCGCCTTGTTGGTCGGCCTCTTATTTGCCGCCGGACGTTTCGCCGGTTTGGCACTTCTCTGGATCGGGATAGTTCCCGGTACATTGTGCAAGCCCTCAATGTTGTGGCTTACACCGTTGACGTAGAGGACTTTCCGATCTGAGCTCATGCTCATGTCCGGTTCTTCCTCGTCCTCCTTTAAGGCGTCCGCGAAGCCCTTGTCGAGAGCTTCCCGCCCGGTCATCCACGTTTCTTTTGTCATCATGTTGCGCAAAGTATCGACGCCGAGCCCGGTCTTTCCGTCGTAGATTTCAGCGACGGCCCTCTCGCTGGCGTCCATGCCCTTAATGAGCTGCTTCATGTCCTGAATGTTCAGGCTGTCCCAAAGCATGACACTGACGCCGTGGATCATAATCAGGGATCCGGGGTACACGGTCACGGTGTCACCGGCGCACATAATCACACTGGCAGCACTGGCAGCGATCCCTTCCACGACGACATTCACGTCGCCGCTGAGTGCTTTCAGTGCGTTGTGGATTGCGATCCCGGTGTAAAGGTCTCCCCCGCAGCTGTTGAGCTTTACGGGGATGTGGGCTTTATCCTTTACGGCTGCCAGATCCTCCATGAAGCCCTCTGGTGTGATGTAAAGGCCGGGCTCCGGCTCGCCCGTCCACCAGTCGATCGGCTGCTGGCTCATAACGTCGCCGTAAAGGGTGATCTCGCCCTCGTCCTCGCTGACGCTTGCCACATTCCAGAATTTTGTAGCTGTGGCTGCGGGAGCCGCTGCCGGTGCTGGGCCCATGTGCAGGCTATGTGGTGCTTTCATTGGCTGTCCCTCCTTGTATGGATTGTTTGATCTGCTCGCTTATAATAAGGCCACGCAGAGCCTCAGCGCCCCGTCTGCGAGCGTTTTCGGGGTTGTGTGGGTTATTATCTCCCTCTGCCGGTTCTTCGCCTTCTTGCGGCTGCTGTGGGCCTCCTGAGCCGCTTCCACTTTGGTGCGGATCCGGCGCGTTGCCTCCGAGCTTTTCGTTTTCCCTCTGGAGCTGTTCGACATTGGCGTCCCATTGACCGCCATTGAGTCGGATCGTGCTCTGCTCATGGGTGGAAAAGCCCTCGCTGCACGCGAGGATCTCTGCGGTGATTTCCTTCACCGGATCGAGCTGTCCCTGAGACGGGCCCAGCCACTCGCTGCCGAGATATGCAGCGCGGATCGTTGGGTTGTCGAAAAATCCCGGTGCATAGATACGCCCACGGGCCACGGCTTCGCTCATCCACACTTCATAGCACGGTCGGCAAAAGTCGTCTGCCAGCCATTCCCGGCGCATTTTGAACGCCTTCCACGCTTCCAGAAGGGCGGCGCGGCTGGCAGAATAGGAGCTATTAAACTGTTTCAGCAGAAGATCCGCGGGGACTTCCAGAGCTGCGCCTACCTGTGCGCTGATTGCTGCCACGAATTTGTCAAAGCTGCCGTTCGGGTGTGTCGGGTTTGCAAACTCCACGCTTTCCCCCGGAGCCATGACATTGACTTGGCCCGGCCCCATGCTGTAGTCGTTGGGGCCTTTCGGTTCTCCTGGCACGTCCGGATCCGTCTGGTTGAACGGGTTCTCGTCGGTCGGAGCCTCTGTCTTGATGAACGCGGTATAAAAGGACTCTACCACCGCAGCCATAAGCTCGGACTCCGTGTATCTGCGGATCTGGAGCAGCGGCTCGATCACCTGTGCCAGATAGCTGACGCCACGGTACTGATCCGGGCGCTCGGTGTCAATGATGTGCAGCACGTTGGGGAGTCCGGTGTGCTCCTGATAAGCCAGCACCCGCGCCCATGTTGTCGTCGACGCTCCGAGTTCAAACGGGTAGTTGCTGCGGATATGATAGGCTACTACCATGCCGTTGCTGTCAACCTCCACGCCGTCGTAGATTGTGTTCCCGTTTTTTGGGTTTCTTCCGGTCGTATAAGTGACAGATCCCCCGGATCCGTAGCCTCCCGGTGTTGCGATCCTGTCTGACTCAATCAGGTGGACGCGCAGTGAGTAGGGGAGCAGCCGGGTGACAGGGTACTGTTTAATCAGTCCGATACAGTCGCCGGATAGGAGCCACGACACAAGGGCGAGCTGCTGGAGCCCGTAGAAGTTGTTCATGCCGGTAGCGTCGCAGGCCCGTTTGTCTTTCGCCCAAAGGTTAAACTCCCGCTCGGTGGTTTTCTGCCATTCTTCGGCCTGCTCCGGCGTGAGTCCCAGCACCTCCCTGTCGATCCGGCTTTTCAGCCGCAGGCCGACACCCACCACATTTGTGCGGTTGGTTTTGATCGCTGAGGTGGCGACGGGGGCGGCCATGTAAAGCATACGGGAGCGTTGCCGTAGGGTGTAGTTGTTAAAGTCTATGTCCTCATGCGAGGATCCACTGGGAGCATTGAAGCCCTTCACGGCCCGCTTTCTCCAGCTGGCCCCAGCTTCCCCGTACCCTTTATTCTGTGGCCGCACGTCGTCGGGCAGATACATTCCCATTTCCTTGTGGTATCTGATTTTTCTCACCTCCTTGCATGAAATAAAAAACGGCGCAGCCGTGGAAGTAAAGGAGCGAAAACCTCCTTCGGCCGTGCCGTAGTAAAGCCGGAGAGATCCGGCGTTTACCCTTTACCAGTCGCGCGGGACAACGCCCAGCGCTCTGCGAGGGGCTCGCCCCTCCAGTTCAGCCTCCAGCTCCCGGATCCGGGCGCGGAGCTTCTCGATCATGTCCTGAATATCTTTCAGGGCGGTACTGTAATATTGGATATTGCGGGAGCCGATCCCGTAGCTTTGCACGCCGTTCTTTGCCAGCATGTCAGCCTCGCGATCCAGATAGGCGTCCAGCCTCCGGCGCGTGGTTTCGAGCTCCTGCTGTATGGTCGCTTTCGTTCGTGCCATAGTGTTGCCTCCTTACCATTCATCAAAATACTGCGCCGCATTGTTCTGGCGTCGCTGTGGTGCTGCAGCCTTTTTTGGCCGTGGATTTTCCGGCATGTTTCTGAGTCTGCGTTCCACCGCCTCCATGTCCGGGTTGAGGATCCGGAAGCCTCCGAGTGCATAGTTTCGGCAGTCGAGGGCTTCGTTTCGTTCGTGTCCGGGGATCTTTACCCACGCCCAGCGGTTGCCCCGCTTGGTCTGGGTAAGCTCCAGCTTTTCAGACAGCAGGCCGTTGAAATAATAAGAGTCATACCCGTAGCTTTCGCCCCGCGGGAAATGGCAATATTTCGCTCCCGGCTCCTGCACCTTTATATTTGACATGATCGCCTCTTTCCCGGCGTCTACGCCGAAGGTGTAGAGCCAGCAGGTGATCCGTTTGTTGTCCTTGATTGCTACCTTTGAGGGAGGCGTCACAAAGGGGATCCCGTCGCCGCCTTTTCCCTTGATAGCAAAGACGCGCTGATTTTTCCGGGCTCGGCAGCGTGTATAAACTTCTTGCGTATAGTGGCCGCCAGAGTCCACGCATGTGATTGAGATCCGGAGCCCCCGCTTGCTGTCTTTAAAGCGGTAGACGTGCCCGATCACGTCGTCGAGCTGCTGCCATACGTCGTCGGTGTCCGGCTTCCCCATGATGTAGCCTTTTTTTATGCCCCATGTTTCGCCATAATATCCATGGCCCACGACTTCGTACTCCAGCCGGTTGTCCTGCGTATCGACGCCGCAGGTCAGCACAAGCACGCCCTCCGGCAGTTCCACCGGGGATCCGTCTGCGTTGGTTCCGTAGTCCTCCCGGCGTGCCAGCATGGTGTCCTCGTCGATAATGCCGCCGCGATCTTCCCAGAGTTCGCCCAGCAGCGTGTTGTAAACAACTTTCAGCTTTTGCGGCTCGTCCTTTGCCTGCAAAAATTTGAGGACGATCTTTTCCCATGGCGTCCATGGTGACGAGAAGGCGTTCAGCCAGAAGGAACGCACGCCGGTGTTGTAAGCGTCCGGGTTTTCTGCGATCCACTTCGCGGGCTGTCGGCGCATGGTTTCCTCTGGTACGAGGCACCCGCAGTTTGGACAGGCCCATGAGATCGGCCCGTCTATGCTGTATACCTTTTTCCCGCGTACCTTTTTGACGGTGTGCTTGTAGTGGATCCGGTCGAATATAATCTCGCCATACTCTCCGCACTCCGGGCATTTATGGCACCAGCGTTCCTGTGTGCCTTGGTAGTAGCTGCTCTCAATATTTGAGGCCCCCTTTATTGTCGGGGTTGATACCTCGACGGCCTTCGCATTGTAAAAGGTGGTCTGTCTGGCTTCTGCCAGAGCCCACGGATCGCCCTCGGTTCCGGCGCTGATCGCCCAGCGGTCGCGCTCGTCGCCGATAATATAGCGGGCAGGAGTGGAAGCCAGAGCCGACGGGCTATTGGATCCCGTGATCGTTAGCATACCGCCGGGGAAGGATTTCTGGAGGATCGTGTTCCCTGAGTCCTTCGCCTTAATGTCCGAAACCTTAGCTTTCAGCACTTGGCTGTCTCGGATCATGGGTGCGATACGCAAGCGGGAAAACTTTCGGGCGTCGTCGAGTGTTGGCTGCACAAAGATAATGGAGCCCGGATCTTGGTCTATGATGTAGCCGATCACATTCAGCTCCAGCTCAGACTTACCTACCTGAGACGCTGCCACCATGACAATCTTTCGGATTTTCGGATCCGTGAACGCTTCCATAGGTTCCCGGAGGTATGGGGTTCGTGACGTGCGCCACGGGCCTGCCTCTGCTGAGGTTTCCGGGGAGAGTCGCCGGTGCTTGTCGGCCCACTCGGCCACCGTCAGTTCTTCCGGCGGTTTGAAGTTTTGGACTGCTGGGCCTATGGCCGCGTTCAGCCTCTTGGCGGCTTTCTTACTCGTCGGCTTCTTCATCTGCGAGCGCGTCGCTCCAGCCTTCGCGATCCCTCACGCGCCGCCGGTATGCTTCGGGATCGTATTGATAGCCCGCGAGCTCGTCCAGTATTTTGTAGCACTCAGTCCGGATCAGCGCCGAGGCTTCGTTGGCGCTGCCTGCCTGCACAACGTCCATGGCGAGGCGGCCGGGGAGTGCCATTATCATGCTGCGGGCGGTGTAAACGAGGTCGTTCGTCAGAGCCTCCACGTCCTCGCTGCGGTGCATTTTCCCTTCCAGCTCTTTAAGCTGGAGCTCGGCGATCTTGGCCTTGCTTTGTTTCAGATCCGCCTCTGCCCGTAGCTTGTCGGCCTCAGCCTTTACAGTGTCGGCCGTTTTGGCCTCTTTCCCATTTGCCCGATCTCGCAGGTAACGAATGTACGCCTTAACGGTTGGGAGAAGATCAAACTTGTAGGGCCTTTGTGACGCTGCCGGGAGAATACCCTCCTTTGCGAGCTGCTGCACTCGACGGACATCAAGATCGAAAAGTTTCGCTATAATGTCGGTGCTTTGTAGGTTCTGTTTCGGATTTTCTGCCATAGCGTCACCTCCTTTCCGTGCGGCCAGGCGAAACGAAACGGCCTGAAAAAATTTTTCTGAGTCTGCGCGTGTTTTGGGCTCGCCAGCACCGCAGGGCTTTTCGGAGTGTCACAGTACCTTCCGGGCGGCTTGCCCGGTTTTGGTTTGGCCTCGCCTTTGGGTTGGCTCGGCCTCCGGCCCGTGTGCCCTTGCCTCTTGGTGCCCCTGCGTTGTGGCCTTTTCTTTCTTTTTTCTTGGTGGCTGCGCTCGTGGGCTCGGCTTTCCTTGCTGCCCGGTGCCTTGGCCTTGCCTTCCTGCTGGTTACTTCATGGCCTGCTCTATGTGGTGGTTGAAGCGTTCGCCCAGCTTCTCGTTGATTGTCTGCTCGATTGTCTCGCGAGCTCTGCCGTCAATCATCTGTGGCACGGACAAGGTACGCACTGCCTCGATAGGAGAGCGGCCCTCTCCGGTGCGCTGGTATGGAAGGACGGCCCCACCTTTGCCAGCGGTCAGGAAGGTGTCGCTGCTCATGGCTGTGCGCTGTCCTTTTATGATCGTCACTTTTACAGTGTACTTTCTGGGCGGTCTTACCATAGCAACGGGAGAGCCCCCGGCTATCAGCTGGCCCGGTATTCTGATCGGTTTCTTTTGCTGTGCAGAAGGCCGGGCTTTTGGGCTCATTTTGAAGTGGATCGGTGTCAGGGTTCTGCCCTTATATTCCAGAGTTGCCCCGTCCACGGATATGCCAGCGACACGGATCGAAGTCCTTCCGCGCTTCGGTTTCTTGGCTGCGTCCTTTATAGCCGCGGTGTCTACGCCGTAGTGCTCGCGGATCCCTTTGGACACCCAGCCGGGGCCTCTGCTCGTGAAGTCTGATACCGTTCGCTTTATCGCCACTTCGCCTCCGTCCTTTAGTTTCTGGATCCTTTTCACTATGTCGCCCGCTCCAGAGTAGGAGACAGTAAAGCTGCCGCTTGTTCTCCGGGCCGGGCCTGTCCTGAATAGGTCGCTCATGGCCCGCCTCCTTTCCTTCGGAAACGGAAAAACCGCCCGGAGACTTGCAGTGTCTCCAGACGGTTTCCGCTGTCTTATAGTGTAGCACATGGGTTTATCCCTTTTTATCCCCTTTTGTCCCCTTTTATCCCTTTTTATCCCCTTTTATCCCCTCGCCCCGGAAACACTGATAAAATGGGCGTTTGCGGCCGTTTTCAGGCGGCATTTTGGACTCCATTATTTTGTTAATAAAAATTTAATAATTATTTTTGCCCGGTTTTCCACATTGTCCTCCTGCTGCCTGTGGACAAAAAACGCCCGCTTCCAGCCTGTTGTGGCTTTTAGCGGGCGCTGAAATATTTCTATTTCTGTGCGTATATTTTCGCCAGCGATTGCAAAGCAGAGCCGTGGATCTTAAATGTCCGCTTTAGGTACCGCTTTTCGTGTTCTTCGTAGTCCTCCATATCCCCGAACAGGGCAGCGCTTACCGCCCACCACCGTGCATGATCGAAGTATCGCATTTCAATGACGGTTTGTTCGTCCGGGTTTTTCATTTTCCCGATCAGCAGCTCCAGCTCCATGCGCTCGTCGTATTCCTCCTGCTGCATGGCATTGATCGCCTGAGTAAGTTCATCTTTTTGGACGACCTGCCTTTCCGTTTTGCTGGTTCCGTCTCCGCTGCCTCCCGGCATACCGGAGAGGTTCGGGCTGGAAGGTGAGCCCATGACGGACTCCAGATACACAAGCCGCTCGATCTTATTCTCGATCCGGCGCTGGAAGGTCGCATAGTGCTGCAGCTTCTCCTTTATTGCGTCGGTTTCCTTCGGCTGCTTTCCTCCCGCCGCCTGTTTTTTGTGCCCCATGGGCCCCGCCTCCTTTCAGTTGCATTTACTCAAAAATCCCCTCGAATACCTCGCGGGGCTGCTCGGCTCCTTTTCTTATGAGCCGGATCCCGGTTGTTTTCCCGGTGGTTCTTATGTAGTGCCTCACAATCACGTCCACAAATGCGGGCTCCATTTCCATGAGGAAAGCCTGCTGCCCGACGCTCTCGGCTGCGATCAGTGTCGTGCCGGATCCTCCGAAGGTGTCGAGGACGCCCTCGGCCCACTGGGTATTGTCCAGCAGCTTCTCCAGTATTTCGACGGGTTTCTGCGTCGGGTGCAGCTCATTCCCGGAGCGTGTGGCCTCCAGTACGTTGCCGTAGCCTTTGTGATTGTCCCACTTTGGCTTGGTTCGGTGTGCAAACATGATGAGCTCGTGCTGAGCTCTCCAGCCGTTCCCCATACCGGGGCTTTGTTTGTTCCACACAATCATATTCCTGACGCCCAGCCCGGAGCCTTCCACGAGGTCAAAGAGATAGATCCACATTCTCCAGTCTGTGAAGATATATGCTACTTTTATGTCCGTGGCTCCGAGGACGTTCTTCATTAGCACCTGATAGCCTCTGGTTGATAGATTGTCGGAGCTGATCGTTGGAGTTGTAAAGCCTCCCTTCCCGTCGGACTGTTTGCTGCCGATACTTCCCGCCGCTCTGCCAGACTCCTGAAAGCCGCCAGAGCAGTAGGGTGGATCGGTGAGAAGGATCTCCGGGTGGGCTCCGTCAAGCAGCAGCTCCCGATCCTGTTCGTTCGTGGCGTCTCCGCAGACAACGCGGTGGCGGCCGAGGATCCATAGGTCGCCTTTCTGGGATATGACGGCCTCTGCCTCCGGCGTCTCTGGTATGTCGTCCGGTTCGCTGAGGTCATTGTGAAGGGCTTCGGACAGGGCAGTGACGAGGCTTTCCACCTCGTCCTCTGTGTAGCCGGTCAGTTCCATGGGGATCTCCCCGGTGTCTATGTCCGCGAAAATATCGGCCAGCAGCTTATTGTCTGTCTCTGCCAGCTCTGCGATCCGGTTGTCTGCCACCAGATCGGCGTATTCCTCCGCTTCGTTGGTGTAGTTCTGGTAGTCCACCGGCACCTCTTTCATGCCTTCCAGAATGGCAGCAGAGAGGCGTCCGTGCCCTTTTACGATAAAACCGGAGCGCTTGCTGACTGTGATCGGCTGCCGCCACCCGGTTTGCCGGATAATGCGGCCGAGTAGCTGGATCTGAGCGTCCGGGTGCTGGTTCGGGTTTTTCGGGTTTGGCACCAGTGTTGCAGTGTCCACTATTTTGTCATGGGCGCAGAATACTGGCACGCCGTCGGCGTATGCTTTCGGCTCTGCCTCTGTTCTATAGTCCATTTATTTGTCCTCCTGCCTTCCGGTGCTTCCCGCCGCCGCCATGATCCGGCCACGGAGCTGCCGGTCTGTCTCGCCTTCCTCGCGCTTAATCCCGTATTCTTCGGCGAGCAGCTCCAGAGCGCGGCCGCCTGCCGCCTGCGGTGTCCATGCTCCGATTGCCTTTGCCTGCCGGATAATGCGGCGATCTGTGACTTTGCGGCGGTGCTTTCTTTTTATGTGGGCGATCAGGATAACGAGGGCGGCCACTCCGCAGATCAGACACATAAGCACGAGCGGGAGCCAAAACAGGCCGAGAACTACGCCGATCCAGCTGATCCTTACCACTCCGAGCAGTTTCAGGAATACGAGTACGATCCAGAGAAGTGCAGAGGCGAGGGCGTATAAAATCCATATACCGAGCGGGTTGTTATCTTCGTGCATTTCTTTTCGTCCTCCTTCTTTGCTCCCGGTTCCCGCCGGGCTTTCTCCTGTTTTTGGGATAGTCTGCCAAAAATCCCGCTTTAATAGCGCACTCCGTACAAAGACAGGTGACGCCCTGTTGCTCTTTGAGCTTATCGGCTGCGGGCATTTTCCAGCACTTCTGGCCGCAGAGAGGGCAGTCGATCAGCTCCCAGTCCGGGTGCTTTTTCTTTGTGTCTCCGTTCAGGTTCTTGTCGAGCGGCAGGCAGAGGATCCCGCCCTTGTCGCTGTATTTTCTGGGCGTAAGATCGAAGCCGCGGGCCCGGAGTTTCTCGCGGGTTTCATTTCTGACTTCCTCCTGAAAAATCTCCACGACGTCCACCTGATCCAGCGTAAGACAAAACGCCCCTTGCGGCTCCCACTTCTTTGCTTTCCATGCCTCTGTAAATCCTTCCAGTGTATCGTAGAGGCAGAGCCCGGCCGCTGTTTCCGTCTGGTAAGTCGTCTGCATGACGGCCTCGTCGTCCGGATCGTCCCAGCCGTAAAGGTGCCAGCTCTCCCGGTTGTCGTAGTCCCACTGGGAGAAGTAGAGCGTGTGCCCGTCAATCGGCCAGCCGGTGCCTTTCACGGTTCCTTTTATGATTTTCGGTCTATATTGCACGGTGTTGTCCTCCTTATACTTGTACTGGGAGGGCCGGAGCCCTCCCTCTGGTTTTTGGTGATATACCGGGCTTATGCGATTATGGTTATCTGCTCCCGGTTGGGCCGGGACAAGCGTTTTCTTTTGCACCTTGGCAGCCGGGGCACTCGTGGATCTCGCCGTACTCGTCGAAGTATGGCCCGAAGATACACCGGAGCCCGAACACGATCAGGCCCACCATGACAGTGCCGATTATGGCCGCGCTTGCTAAAATGATTATGGCAAAAACCGCTATAATAGCGTCGATCATTGAGGCAGCTCCTTCCTGCGCCATATTGCTTCGGTGGCCGTGGAATGTGTGGAGCGCCTTCTCCCGCAGGTTTCCACCACGCCCATGTCTTTGAGTTCTGAGAGTCTGGGCGCTACATAGTTGCGGTTGTAGTAGGGGATCCGGCCAGCCTTCACCAGCTCGTCCGTGATTTCGCTCACGGTCATGCTCCTGTTGCCGAGCGTTTCGAGGATCAAGCGGCTTCGCTCCTTTGCTTTGGGGATAACGGCGTCATAGCTCGCCCTCCGGGTTTCCTTTGTGGTTTGGTTTGTTTCCATGAAATACCTCCTTTTCTGCCTTCCATACGATAGCAGAGCGCCCCGTCACGCTGCACTCACGTTTTCCGGCGTTTCTTATCAGTCCAGCCGCCTGCGCTTTGGTTAAGATCGGGCCCACGTCGCTGCGGCTTACCTGCTGCCCCCTGTCTGACAGAGTGGCTGCAATCTCGTTCGCGGTCATGTCCCTGTCTCTTATTAAATCCAGCACCATGTCCCGGAGACTCTGGGACATGTCCTTGCTGCGCCAGATCACAACGGCCGAAGGGAAGGGAGCGGAGCATGGCCGCCCTTTGGCGTCTTTGGTCGGGTTTCCGTCCTCGTCTGTGAATGTGAGTCTCCCGCGGATAAAGCGCACCTCGTCGGCTTTTCCGTGGAATATGTAGTCGTGGAAGTAGGACGTGTCCGTGCGGGCCGGTATGAGCATTACCACCAGAGTGCCGGGTTTCTTGCTTTCCTCGTAGCCCTTCCTTACCCATTCATTGATCTGGCGGCCGTAGGGTGGATTACAAAACACGCGACACCCCCCCAGTCCGCTTTTAGGCCGTCGTCGGCCGGTGTGAAATATCTCGCGCACTTGGCGCTTTTATCGGTGGCAGCCGGATCGAGGTTAAAATGAAACTCCTGATCCAGCTCGCTGAAAAAGTCGGCCGGAGTACACCAGCCCATGTTTTTGCTGCTTAATAGTGCTCCGTTCATGTCAATGCTCCTTTCTCTGCGATTTCCATATAAATGTCGGGAGTGTAGTCTGCCTGCTCCTGAGCTGCCTCTGCCAGTGCAAGGATCGGGCAGCCCTCGCCCAGATTTCGGCACATGTTCCGGGTGGTTCCCTTATCCATATAGGCCCGGATCGGTTCTCCGGTTTCGCTGTCTTTGAGGATCCGGCTCATAATGCTGCAGCAGGCTTTCCCTTTGTGCTCTCCGAAAAGCTGGATCCCGTTGCACTCATGGCACCATTTTCTTTCAAAATTCATAGCGTTTCCTCCTGCTCCCCATATTCCAGCTCTATGCCCTCCAGCAGTTTGAGCACTCCGGCTATACACTGCACCCGGAAGGGTTCGAGCTCTGCCTTGTTCATGTGTTTATGTCCGTACAATTTCCGCATATCCCGCCACACGCCCCACGGCACCCGGTAGAAGTCTTGAAGCTCGACGCTTACGAGAATAAAGGCGGCGGCTCCGAGGCGATCATGCTCTGCGAGGCTGTTCAGCTGCTCCTGCGTCAGCCGGTTATAGTCGATCCGGTCGCTGTCCGTGTGCTTTGCCTCAAATACCACGGCCCGGCCTCCCGTGAGAGTTCCCTTAAAGTCTGGCTGTCCCGCTTTGGTGTAGCAGGCGAGAAACTGCCCTTGCCGGTTCGGCGGCCTGAGCGGTCGCATGGGCTCCGGTGTCTTTTCAATGAAGGCCACGCCCTTGTCTTTGTACCAGTTGAGACTGGCGGCGATCATATTCTCGAAGTGTTCACCCGCTCGCTTGCTCTGGAGCCCCCGCTGGCTGCGCTGGACGTTTGAGAGGGCGGCGGCAGCAGTTGGATCCGGATAGCCCTCTGCATTTTTGCCCGGCACATAGTCCCAGCTCACGCCTCAGCCTCCACGGTGATGTCGTGGCCGCGGTTTCGTCTGAGCCCTGCTGCCAGCTCGACGATCACCTCTCCGCTGATCCGCACGGTGGTGGACTCGAAGGCGGCGACTCCGTTTATTGCCCCGGTATGAGTGGGAAGGACGAGAAGGGCGTCGCCCAGCTCTTTGTCCTCCTGCCGGTTTTCCTCCTGCTCCCGGAGGCGGTAGAGATCGGCGGCGTCTTTTACCGGGATCCCGTGCTCCTTGGCGTAGGCGATTTCCTTTTTCATGCCTTCGCTCGGATTGTTTATACCGTACACCCATAGCTCGTCGCACATGTCCAGCAGCGCGATCCCCAGCTCCATGCCCGCCTCCCGCTCCCGCGGTATGGTATCGTCAAGAAACTGGGTGCAGTAGACATGAGGCGCGATCGGTATCACGTCCGGCCAGAGATCCACCGCCTCCCGGCAGTAGCCCTGTGCCTTCTGAATATTCTTTTCAATGTCCCCGCGGAGAGGGGAGCAGATATATATAAGCCTGTTTCTCATGGTTTGGCTCCTTTCTGGCAGCAGGCGTCAAGCCTCTGCCTGATAATTTCGCAATAGTCCGGGTTGATCTCTATCCCGATAAAGTCCCGGCCTTCCTGTGCGGCCACGGCCCCGGTGGTGCCGCTTCCGGCGAAGGGATCCAGAACAGTGTCGCCGGGCCTGCTGCCCGCTAATATGCACGGCCTCACAAGTTCCTCCGGGAACGTGGCGAAGTGTGCGCTCTTATATGGCCGTGTGGCGATTGTCCAAACGCTGCGGCGGTTTCTTTTCCCGCTTTCATTTGGCGTGAGTCCGTGGCTTTCCCGCTCCACGGTGGCGCTGTTGTTCTGTGCCCGGTCGTGGGTATAAGCACCGCCTCCTCTGAATGTCCGAGAGTTTCCGCGCCTTCTGGCGTTCGGTTTCCTTGTTCCGGCGCTTCCAGCTGGCGCAGCATTATAAAATCCCACGGCTGGCTCTTTCACTGCTTCAGCGTCGTAGAAGTAGCGGGAGCTTTTGCTTAGTAAAAAAATATACTCATGCGCTCGTGTGGGCCTGTCCTTTACGCTTTCCGGCATGGCGTTGGGTTTCTGCCAGATAATGTCCGATCGGAGATACCAGCCGTCTGCGCGAAGGGCAAAGGCCAGCAGCCATGGGATCCCGATCAGATCTTTGCGTTTTATCCCGTTTCCTTCGATTGTTCGCCGAATCTGGCTTTTCTTTTGCCTGGCGCTTTGTATGTTCTCTGCGTTTTCGTTGAATACTCCGTCCCGGTTTCTGCCTTTCCCGCTGGCTGCGTAGCTGTCCCCGATATTCACCCAGAGGGTGCCGTCGTCTTTCAGGACTCTGCGGACTTCCCGGAAGACCTTCACGAGGTTCTCAACGTACTGATCCGGCGTATCTTCGATCCCGATCTGTCCGTCTGCGCCGTAGTCTCTCAGTCCGTAGTAGGGCGGTGAGGTTATGCAGGTGCGGCAGCAGGAGTCCGGGAGCTTTCTCAGGGCGTCCAGTGCGTCGGAGTTTATGATCTTGTTCATGTGTCGCTCGCCTCCCCAGCTTCCAGCGCCAGCGGATCCGCAGCAGCCAGAGCCTCCCGGCGGTTCCAACCGGAGAGCGCAGCATAATACTGTTCGCGCTTTCTTCGGTCGCTTTCCCGGTCTGCGAGCTTTTTCTGTCCTTTGTCCGGCAGAGAGGCGGCCACGGCGTCAATCTGTGTTGTCAGTTCGCCCGGTGTCATGTCTCTTGCTTTTTCCCGCTCGTACATGGGCGTGTATTGCTGCATGAAGGCCACCCGATCCATGCCGGGCTTACCGCCTCCCCAGTGTCCCCGGTGCATTTCCCAGAGATTGCTCCAGCCGATCGACTCCACGGCGCGGGCCACAAGGGGCGGGAGCTGCTGCTTTAGATCTCCGTGGTTAAATTCTCCGACGGAGTAGAGCAGATCACTTACTGCGAGCCATGCCTGATCCGGCGCTATGAGATCCGGGTGTGCAATCTCCAGAAGGATCTCCCGGAGTTCTGCCACACTGGGCGGCCACTTGCTCGTCGCTATGTGTTTTTTGACGGCCAGCGCCACCAGAGGGGCGTCCACGTCCTCAAACATCATAGCCCAGAGGCTCACGGTGGCCTTTACGCTGTCGGCGTCCCTGAATTTGTCATAGTTCGGGTAGGCGGTGACGACGATCGCCACAAGCTGAGCCGCGTCCTTTTTTGTCATAAGCTGCCGCCTCCTTCCTCGTCTGCGATAATACCGGCCAGCACGTCCATGGTGTTGACTCGTCCGAGCCGTTCAGGCTGCGCCTGCTGCCTTCCCGGTGCTTGCTGCCGGTTGTCGGTATATTTGCCTTCGAGTACCTTCGCCATGTTCCCGGAGTTCATCAGCCAGTTAAAGTCTGCCGTCCAGTTCCGGTCATTTCTGCCTTTCAGGAACGGGGAGGCTTCGGCTTTCTCGAATAGCTCGCGGAAGGTGTTCAGGTCTTGCCCGTATTCCTTCCAGCGGGCAGCGATCGCCTTTTTCCGGTTCGCGCTGATTTTTCTCAAAACCGGGTAGCTCGTGCAGATTTCGTGATACATGTCAACGATCTGCTGGAATGGAGTCGGCCCCGCAGACATAACGCTGTCAAGCGCTTCACTCTCTTTCTCTGGTGTAGTCTGGTCTGGTGTAGTCTGGTGTAGTCTGCCTCCGGTTTCTTGCTGGCTGTTTCCCGGCTTGTCCGGCGGTCGTCCGGCGGTCGTCCTGCGGTCAGCAGCGGCAGCAGCGCGGCGTCTCCGGGATCTCTGTTTTTCCGCTTCCCGCTGGTCGATCAGCTTGCCCGCGTACTCGTACCAGTCGTGGATCTCCAGCGTCCCGTCCTCGGTTATATCCAGAAAACCGGCGCTTTTCATGGCCTCCACGAAGGCGTCCGGTTCCTTGTTCCACTGAGCTGCCCGTGCTATGTTCCGGTTGCTGATCCCTTCCAGCGATCCGCTCGGTGCGTTGTCCAGAGCCCAGAGCCAGAAGGACGTTAAAAGGCCCAGCATGTGAGGCGGTTCGATTTCCAGCTCGTCGGCAGCAGCCAGCAGCTTTCTATGATCTTTAAGTTGTTGGTGGACTTGGATCCATGCCACTGTGAGCACCTCCTTTCACGGTCGCCTCTCGGCTTGTTTCTGTATGTTCTCCGGTCTGTCCGGCGGTCGTCCTCCGGTCAGTTAAACGGGAGCTCGTCGTCCACGCCGTCCGGGATCGACATGAAACCGTCCCCGGCGCTTGCCTGCTGTGTGCTGCCATTTGTACCGCCTCCCTCGTAGTTGCTGTCTGCAAAGTAGATCCGGGAGTCCGTAACCTCTACCGCTTTGCGGTGCTTCCCGTCATTGTCCTGCCATTTTCTCGTTGAGATCCGTCCCTCGACGACTACCTGCCGCCCTTTGGTGAGGTACTTCCCGCAAAAATCGGCCCATTTGTCCCAGCACACGATCGGGATATAGTCGGGAGGCGTGTCCTTCTTTTTACTTGGCACCGGCACGGCCAGATCGAAGCGTGCTACCGGGGTGCCTCCGGTTGTGTATCTGATTTCCGGCTCCTGAGCCAGACGGCCCAAAAGGCCCACATGATTAAACATTTTAGTTTCCTCCTTGTCCTTGCCTTCTTGCTGCGTCCAGTGAGTTGCAGATCTCGTCATACTGCGCCCGCGTCAGCATGTGGGGATCCTGCTGTCCATATTTCTGCCGGATCCGGTCGTCGATCTGCTGCTGCGTGTAGCCTACGTCCTCGCCCTTCCGGTACATGCGGGCAAGCTGGGCGTCGGTGAGTGGTTTCTGAGCGCCTGTGTGCCCGTTTGAGGCGGGTTTTCCTGCCTGTTGGGTATTTCTACCCGCCGGGCTGTTTGGAGGCGCTGTGCCCTGATTTTGTGCCGGTGGCTGTACCTGTTGAGGCTGCGCCGCTCCTGTGAGGTTCTTCATGTCCGGATCGTCCTCTCCTTGGTCGATCGATCCCGAATTTCTCAAAAAGGTAGTATTTCAGGCAGTAGGTTAAAGCGCTGCCTTTTGCCTTGTCCGGGCCGCCGTCGTTGGTTCCGATCGCGTGCAGTGTAACCTCCAGAATGTCCTCCGGGTTGTCTGCATTTGTCCAGCGGATCGTGAGATCTTCCTCATACACCCAGACGACACGCTGGACGCCCCTCTCGTTTATGGTGTAATGGTGATAGTAAAGGGGATCGCCTTCCGGCGTGTGCCGGGTGGCGGTTTCGGCTACAATGTCAAAATTGACGCCGTGCTCGTTCATGGCCGGAGTAAGCAGCCGGTACACGTCGCTGATCTTCGCAAACTTGTACTCGACGCCCTCCGAGTGTTTCGCTTTTACAATGGCCGGGATCGCCTCCCGGAGCTTAATAAACTTTTGCTGTAGAGTCGGAGCCTTCGGCCGGGGCGCTTTCTTCGCCGTCGCCTTAGTGGCTGCCGGTTTCGTTTCCGCTGCTTCCTGCGTCATGGTCTGCCTCCTTAAAGAATTTGTGATTGTTGATTGTCATTACATAGTCCTGTGACTCGTGCCACTCGCTGTCGGTAAGAGCCGGGGCATAAAAGTATTTGATCGGTTCCGTTGTTGCCACATATCCGAAGTCAAACACTGCCGCCACGGCAGCCAGAGCCTCGTCTGAGGGATCCGGGCGTCTTTTACTGTAGGAGTACATGCTGAGGACTTCGTGCGGCCGCATGTCGGTGTCCTCGCATGTCTGGAGTATGCACTGGGCGACGGCCACCTTGCCCGCGAAGGGCTCGCCGTCGGCTTCTGCTGTGAGTACCTGAGCGATCTCCAGCCTCTCGTCGTCGGTCAGGTTGTAGCGCTTTTCAAATCCCGCCTCAGACGCCCACGCTGCTGTGAGCTGCTCCATGTCCACCGCGTATCCTTCGCCATATTTGAAAATATAGCCTTCCGGATCTGCGGCCGACTCTGCGGCTCTGGTTTCTGTGGCTGCTTCGGTATCGCTGCCACGGTTAAGTAAATGCGACACGCCCCAGACTGTGAAGGTGGTCGCGCCGAGGATCAGGAACGCCGCCCCGATCCGGGCCCAGTTATAACGCTTGCAAATTTTCCGCAGGCGGTATAAAATAGGCTTAGATTTCCGGCCATTTCCGGCCGGGTTTCTGGAGCGTTTGCCCTGTTGCTTGGTAGGTTGAGGGTAGGCGCTCCTTTTGCTTTGTGCGTACATGTTTACCTCCTTCTTTTCACTCGTGCAGGTAGAGTGTAGCGCGGCGACTGCATATAATCGTTAAAATGCTGCGGCCAGTAGGTCACACGCGGGAGCCGGTCGCCGGTAACTCCATACTTCGGGTTATATCCGAACACATTGACATAGCTCAGCAGGTCGGCCCTCTCGTTATCCATGGCCTTGCATACTTCCAGCAGTGCCTCCACGTCGTCGATCGCCCGGTGCGAGTTCTTCACCTTGTCCTCCAGCTTATAGGCCGCGATCGCGTTCGCCAGCTTATGCGGATATGCCCGCCGGTCTTTGTAAACGGTGAGGCTGTCCAGATAGTCGCAGAAGTCCAGCACGTCGCCGCCTTCCTCCACAAACTCAGTAAAGCGTCCCAGCATTTCACGGACGAACAGGAGATCAAACTGTGCATTGTGCGCCACAAGCAGCGTCCTGTCTGAGCTGTAAATCATATTTGCGAAGGCTGCTGCAGCGTTTCCCTCTGGTATGCCTTCGGCTGCGAGCTTTTCGTCAGTGATACCGGTCAGCTCCACGATCTTGTCCGGGATCCTTTCACCGTCCGGCAGATTTATGAACATGTCGGCCCGGTCGGTTTCTATGAGAGAGCCGTCCGTTGCCTTCTCGATCCGGATCGCTGCCAGTTCAATGATCCGGCAGCTCTTGGCGTCGAGGCCGGTCGTCTCAGTATCAAAGAACACGGCCGCCCCATATCTCTGGAATATGTCGCGGAGGTTATTCATGGTCGCCCTCCTTCTTGATCGTGATCGAGGTCGTCATGGCGAGCTTTGTCTGCTCGATCGCCTGCCTCATGGCGTTGGCCGATATGTTGAGCTGTGCCAGCTGTGAAGCGATCCGCACCGTCTCCTTGATTTCGTCGTCACTGGCGTTGTATGCCATTTTCTTGAATGTGAGTAAATCCTTACCGCCTGCGGCTGTGTAGATCTCTAGATCGGA